GTTGAGAAGATCCGTAAGCTTAAATTACCTCTTGTGGTGTGCCGCTCCAAGTCTGGCGGCGCACACTGCTTCCTGTTCGCAACAGAATGGGTAGATGCAAAAGATATGCAGTCAACACTGCAACAGGTTTCAGCCGCTCTAGGTTATGGCGGCAGTGAGATATTTCCAAAGCAGGTCAAGTTGCATCTTGACCGCGACGACGTAGGTAACTTTCTGAACCTGCCTTACTACGACGCTGAGGATGGCCTACGTTACGCGATCAAAGACGATGGCACCTCGGCTACCCTAGACGAGTTTATCGCACTGTACGAGGCTCACAAGCAGACTCCTGAGCAGTTGCTTAAACTCCAGATAGGGGATGACGCCAAAGAGTCCGCCCCAATGAAGGACGGCCCGCCATGTCTACAGCATTTGCTGAAGGACAAAATTAGTGAGGGCGGCCGAAACAACGGCCTGTTCAATATCGGTGTGTACTTACGCAAGGCATACCCCGATAGCTGGGAGTCCGAAATCCTGACATATAATCTGACTTATCTTGAGCCGCCGTTGCCGCTGAATGAAGTCAATATTGTGGCAAGGCAGTTAGAAAAAAAGGACTACGCCTACCGCTGTGGGGACAGTCCGATCAACGCACATTGCAACAAAGAACTATGCCAGACCAGAAAGCACGGCATCGGGGCGGCCATACAAGGCGCGGCTATCGCGAACCTTCGTAAGTACGACTCCATCCCACCTGTCTGGTTTGTCGATGTAAATGGCGAGCCGTTAGAGCTAGACACCGAAGGGCTGATGAGCCAGCCGACTTTTCAGAAAGCCTGCATGGAGCAACTTAACTTTATGCCACGCTCTGTGAGCAAGCAGGTGTGGGAAGGCCGTATCGGTGGACTGTTGACTGAGATGAAGGACAACGAGAGTGCGGTTATAGAAGTGGCAGAAGATGCCAGCATCAGCGGCCAGTTCTATGATTATCTCGAAGAGTTCTGCGTTCACTTACAGACAGCAAACGACAAAGAAGAAATCTTGCTGAAGCGTCCATGGACAGACGAGGAAACCAACGAGACCATCTTCCGGCTGAAAGACTTTGAAGCGTTCTTAAAGCGAAATAAGTTCTTTGAATATAAGACGCACAAGGTTGCTCAACGCCTACGTGATATGGGCGGCGAAAGCCGTCAAATGAAAATCAAAGGACGACCCGTGAGAGTGTGGGTAATACCCGCATACCAGATAGCAGAGGTGGATATGAAACCACCTAAGTTTCAGGCAGAACAATCGGAGGCACCCTTCTAATGTTAGTAGCAGATGGATTTGACGATGCGTTTTTAGGTATCGGCCAACGCGCCGGTCAGGACGATATTGCGGTATATGACTTTGATAAATGTGTCGCAATCTTGTGTGAGCGAGACGGTATGAACTTTGATGACGCCGTGGACTATATGTATTACAACGTCCTTGGCGCATGGGTGGGAGACAAAACTCCGATGTTCATTAAGATCTTGCCCAGCATTCAGGCTCTGCACGATGAAGAATACTAAGATATTCCGCATCTATGGTCCGCCCGGAACGGGTAAGACCACCACGCTTCTGAACAAGATTGACGAAGCTCTTCACGCTGGTGTGAACCCTTCACATATTGGCTACTTTGCTTTTACAAGGCAGGCGGCAAATGAAGCTGTAGAGCGGGCCTGCTCTCGTTTTAATTTGGACAAATCACAACTGCCGTGGTTTCGGACATTACATAGCTTTGCATTGAAGCTGTCTGGCATTCGTCAGGAACAGGTCATGCAACCGGAACACTATAAAGAACTGGGTTTCGCGCTAGGCTTTGACCTGACCGTGGATAAAACAGGAAGCGACGATGTGTTTGATTTGACTAAAACAGATAACCCTGCCATCAGCCTGATTAATCTTGCCCGATTACGTAAGGTAGACCTGCGCGAGCAGTACGACCAGAGCGACATTAATCTAGATTGGACTACGGTAAAATATATAGCCGACAGCCTGCAAGAATATAAAAACCGCTGGAACCTGTATGACTTCACCGATATGCTCGAAGTCTTTGTGCGAGAGGGCGCGGCCTTTTGCCCACGGCTCGCGCTTACTTTTATTGACGAAGCGCAAGACTTGTCCCCACTGCAATGGGACGTAGCTCATGTGCTCGAAGAACACAGCTCACGGATCTACTGCGCGGGTGATGACGACCAAGCCATCTACCGCTGGGCTGGCGCAGATGTTGAGCACTTCATCGGTCTAAATGGCGGCTATGACGTACTGGAGCAATCCTATCGTGTGCCCGCTTCTGTACACCCCCTAGCGGAGCGGGTAGCCAAGCGAATTAAACGTCGCGTCCCAAAGAACTATCTGCCTCGTGACGAAGAGGGCCTCGTTCAACATATACCGGATACCAGCTACCTTAACTTTGACCAAGGCTCGTGGCTGATACTAGCGCAAGCCGGTTACTTTTTAGAGCGGGCAACCGAAGACTTGAAGAGCCGTGGGTATCTGTTTGCCTACCGCGGTCGACGGTCCATATCCGAAGCAATAAGCGAGGCCGTCAACGGCTGGGAGCAGTTGCGTAAAGGCAAATCAGTCACGGGAAAAGTTGCACGTTCTATATATAACTTCATGTCCGTAGGTGACCGCGTTCGTCGTGGTTTTAAGAAACTGCCCGCGCTGGACGATGATGAATTAGTTAACTTGCAAGAGTTGACAACTAACCACGGCCTTGTCGCTACCATAGATATGATATGGCATGAGGCCATGGATAAAATGCCCAGCCGAGAGCGGGCATACATCACGGCTTTGTTACGACGGGGCGAAAAGTTTAATGCCATACCCCGTATAAATCTGTCCACGATTCACGGATCTAAGGGTGGGGAAGCGGAAAATGTTGCGTTGTACACGGACCTATCTCCGGCGGCAGTGAAAGCGTCAGAGACAGCCCCCGATGATTTACATCGTGTGTTTTACGTCGGGGTAACCAGAACAAAACAAAACCTGTACTTGATGGAACCAGAAGATATGAATAGGAGTTATTGGATATGAAAAAAGATACAAGGACAAAACATACAATAAAGTTTTTTATAAATATTATTCTGTTTTTTAAACTGCCTCTCCAGATAATTTTGGCGGCCTATGCTTCTTTTGTTCTAATTGCTATAACTATAGCGGTAGCTAATCATCACGGTGTTGACCAGCATATTATGGGGGCGAAATATGAAACGCGAAGAAATCCTGTCTAAGGCAGAGTCTTTAGTCAACGGCCCACGGGCCCACGAATACGGCGATGCTCACGAAAATCATGCTCGAATTGCTAGGATGTGGTCTGTGCTTTTGGACGCAGATGTTTCTGTAGAACAGGTGTATCAGTGCATGATAGCTGTGAAGCTCTGCCGGTTGATAGAAACACCGGAGCATGAGGATAGCTGGGTAGATATTTGCGGGTACGGCGCATTGGGGGGAGAGGACTAATGGTTCGATTTGTCCCAATACAACATCTGGAAGAGTATCTAGCTCAAGGTTGGGTGCTGATTAAATGTGGTAAGGAAATAGCCACGGTAAGGAAAGATTGATGTCACTACAAATGACAATGTGGGCACCAAAGAGTGAATGGGTTCCACCGGCAGAGTTACCGGACATTTTTGATGCCAAGCAAATTGCCATCGACGTTGAAACACGTGACCCGAACATCAAGACCAACGGGCCCGGATGGACAACAGGTGATGGAGAGGTTGTGGGTTATGCCGTAGCCGTTGCAGATTGGGCAGGTTATGTGCCTATTCGACATTTGGGCGGCGGCAATCTGGATGAGCGCATTGTCAATAAATGGCTAAAGAAAGTATTCGAGTGTCCTGCCGATAAGATTATGCACAATGCTCAGTATGACGCCGGTTGGATTAAGCGTATGGGCTTCACAATTAACGGGCGCATCATCGACACAATGCTAATCGCATCTCTGCTTGACGAGAACCGTTTTAGCTACAGCCTGAACAGCCTTTGTTACGAGTTGTTGGGTAAAATAAAAACAGAAAAGACTTTGCAAGAGGCCGCCAGAGAATTTGGTCTCGACCCAAAAGCAGAAATGTGGAAGATGCCTGCCATGTATGTCGGGCCCTACGCACAGAACGACGCGGAGATTACGCTTGAGCTGTGGAACTACTTATCTACTCAGCTTACCAAAGAAGAGCTTTGGCCGATAGCTAACCTTGAGCTCGACTTGCTACCGTGCCTAGTTGATATGACATGGCGCGGTGTTCGCGTTGACCAAGACCGCGTTGAGCGCACCAGAAACCATCTGGTCAAAAAAGAAAAAGAAGTGTTGACACAAATTAAGCGGGTTGCCGGTTCCGAAGTAGAACTGTGGGCGGCCGCGTCAATAGCTAAAGCTTTTGACAAGTTATCTATCCCGTACCCGAAAACCGAAAAGGGTGCGCCGTCATTTACAAAAGCTTTTCTATCTGACCACTCGCATGAACTTGCACAACTTATTGTACAAGCCCGCAACCTGAATAAGACCAGCGGAACATTTATTAATACCATAATGAAGCACTGCCACAGTGACGGCCGGATACACAGCCACATTAACCAGATACGCTCTGACGATGGCGGTACTGTCTCCGGACGCATTTCAATGAACAACCCCAACCTCCAACAAATTCCCGCTCGCGACCCTGAAATGGGGCCGATGATACGTAGCCTGTTTTTGCCGGAAGAAGGTGACCAGTGGGCGGCTATTGATTTCTCGCAACAGGAACCACGGATCTTGGTTCACTATGCTTATGTATACGGCAAGTCTCGCGGCAAACAAATGTCAGGCGTCGAAGAGTTTGTAGACAATTACCGCAACGACCCCAACATGGACTTCCATACCATGGTGGCAGAGATGGCTAGTATCCCACGTAAGCAGGCCAAGACAATTAACCTTGGCATGATGTACGGCATGGGCGTAAACAAACTGTCAGACCAGCTCGACATTGACGTAGATGAAGCAAAAGGTCTGGTTAAGCAGTACCACGAGCGTGTCCCCTTTGTTAAAGGTCTGATGAATGGTGTGCAGAACCGTCTGAACGACCGCGGATCTAGCGGGTCTATTCGGTCAATACTAGGACGTAAATGTCGGTTTGACCTTTGGGAGCCCGACACGTTTGCTATGAACAAAGCTTTGCCTTATCAAGATGCCGTTAAAGAATATGGGGATACTACTCGATTGAAACGAGCGTATACATACAAAGCTTTGAACCGGCTCATTCAGGCATCTGCCGCGGACATGACAAAGCAGGCAATGGTGAACTTGTACAAAGAAGGGCTTTTGCCTCTTATACAGATACACGACGAGGTTGCTATGTCTGTTAAAGATAAAGAACAGGCTGAGCACATTGCCAACATTATGGAAAATGCTGTACCCTTAGAAATACCCAGTAAGTGCGATGTCGAAATCGGGCCTAGCTGGGGCGAGGCAAAGTAATGTTTATTGCCGGAGAATGGAATAGTGTTCTATGCAATTTTGTTTGCCTGTTGGGCAAATAACCCACAGTTGTGTGTTAAAATATTAGATAACCGCGGCCCGTATGAAGATGTAAAGCAATGCGAAGCTCGAGTGGTTGAAATGGTCAGAGATGTGACATTTATGTGGGCAAAAACCGGTCAGCTTTTTATAATCAACCATACATCTTGCCAAAAAATAGATAATTTTCTTGCTACTTAATTTTTTAAAAAGTAAAATATAAGCTCCTCCCTTAGAAAACTGGGCTCTGTAGGCGATACAGGGCCCTTTTTTACTTGCATCTCTACAAGATATCCTATATCCTCGCTTATATAAACACAATATCTTGGAGAAACCTGTGGATATAACAAAGTGGAAATCTGTTCTTGTGCCGATTGAGGTGTATGAAGAGATTAAGAAAATGGCAAAGGCTGAAGGCCGAACCATCAGCGGACAACTCCGCATGATGTGGGAGCATTGGCGCAAGACTCACGCTTGATTTTAAAAAAAGAAAAAAATCTTGCAAAAAAAATTTACCCATGGTATGGGATAAATAAGACTAAATCTTATATAGGAGAGACCTATGCAAAAGCAAACCATTAATTTTCTGTTTGACGCTATTGACGATGTCGTTAATGGCTATAACCGCAACGGCCGTGTCAACCGGCTAGACGTTGAATTGCTAGCTTCTTGGAAAACTATTCTGAAAGCTGAAATGGAAAAACGTCAGTTGACTTTGAAGGACGTTCATCCCAGCATGATTAAAGGGGTTCAATTTGAAGCGGACTTCTCTGTGCCGGAAACAAAGAAAAAGGTAAGTCGTCCTAAGAAAAAGACTGTTGCTAAGAAACGTCCGGTGGGCCGTCCGCGCAAAACAGAATTAAAGGTGGTCTAATGATTAGCGGAGTAACTAAATGCTCCAAGTGTGACAAAAAAGCGGACGCCGTGGATAACGGCGTCCCTTATTGTTCGGAGCACTGGTTCAAATATGCTTTGGTGGATACAAATGGAATACGTGATTTGTCCGGAATGCGGCGGGGAAGGGAAATGCGAATACGAGGTAGCGTTCCCAGATCCGATGGCATGGCGAGGCGGTGAGCTTCGCGGCGTCATAATGGAATGTGAAAAGTGCCACGGTGCAGGGGAAATAGAGAATGACGATTATGATGGGTGATGGCACCTTTAAAAAGTATCTCGATATTAACCTCTGCCCACGATGCATGACCCAACTACCACCCGTAGAGGTGCACGGGCATATTCAATGCTCCGTCTGTCATCTCTACATATCAGAATGTTGTCAGGGAGAACGCTGTGAATTGCCCAAAGTGCAAGAGCAAGAGCAAAGTGTACGACAGCCGGTCACGAAGGGGGACGGTACACAGGTATAGAAAATGCCTGTCTTGCGACCACAAATATCAAACCGAAGAAGTCTTAGTTCAACCCACCAGAAAAGAACCGCGGCCCACGGCTCCAGTTAAACCGAAAAAACGGGCATTGAAACCCAGACCGCGGCGCACGGATCCGCTCATGTTAGACATAGATAGTATGTCAGATGATGAACTGATGGCGGCACTAGAAGACGGAAGCGTCAGTCCAGATATGCTAGACTAGCTTCCCAAGTCTTACTTTCTAAAAATTTATTATCAAACTTTCGGGGCAGGATACGTTTAGTAATTTGCCCCAATAAACTTTCGACCGGTTTAAACAAAACACGCTCGCAGTCCAAAGCTACGAGCGCGACAAGGTCACAATCTTTTTTATTTAAGGGTCTTTTCTTGCCGCCCACGCTGGTAACAAATTGATATGTCCAATATCTTCTTTGTCTTTTTAGCTCGCTAGACTTTACCTGTATACGAATAAGCCGACCCTCATGGTTCGCGACAATATCTATCGTGTCGAGATTTACTATCTCACAAGATACACCTAGCTTCATTAGGCGAACTGCACATATAAATTCGCCAAGCTTTCCCGCTTCAAAATTACGCAATCCATTCCCCGATGGCCGCGCCAGTTCCCATATTTAGTATAACTTTTTTAAAATATTATAGCAAAAATATTTCTTGCCTTTTACCCCATAATGTCTTATATAGAATGTGCAAACAGCGATGGTTGCAATTCCC